TTGTTCTTACCATTCATTGGCGCAGAGGTGCCTTTATATGTATCATAATTAAAATCTGTTATTTTAAATGACCTGGTTAATGGATCAACCGAAATTAATCTATTTGCATATGTACCTGAAGTGATATCATTTAATACATCAAAAGATTTAACAAATTCATAATCTATAACGGTTCTTGTTTTTTCTTCTATTGAAGCTTCAACATTTATTTGTTGAACTTTATATGTATTATATGGACTTTGTGCCATTAGACTTCTTAATGACCTAAAGTTAAAACCATTTTTGTTTTCATAAAATATCATATCAGCACCAGCTAAGTTTTGTGTGGCTGGCCTTGCATAGGTAGATAACCAACTAATAGCTTCAAATGGTTTTAGTGTATTAATGTTGAAATTGTAATTTCCTGTGGTCGGTTCAATAAAAAGTTTTTTACTAACCTTTAAATCATTCTTCAATATTCTATTTACGGTTACACTTATTAACTCACCATTTGGATTTGCACCTTTTTGGAGTTTTTTTGATTCAGATAACAACATTTCTTCAGAACAAAAATGTAGTGTTATTTCTTCCGATTTGTGGTTACCAGAAGGTATTCTATCACTTTTATATATTCTAAAACTTCTAGATATATTTGACGAAGCTGTTTTTGTTCTACCAAAATTCACTCTTAAAAATTCTTGTCCTAAAATTTGAAATTTTTGTAATAATCCTTGGCCATCTTGTAATATAACAAATCCTGAGGTAACAAAACTATATAAATCCTCAAAATAGGAAAGTTCAATCATCAGTTTTTTAACTGGTATTTCTTGACCTGTATTTGTTATAATTGTTAAATCATTTATACTTGCACTTTGTGCAGAATATAATAGATTGCCAGTATCTGTTGTATCAACCATTTTAATTCATTAATCGTTTAAGTTCCAATTCAAACTCATCTACATAAGATTTATTTAATAATTTAATATTTCTTTTAGATTCATTTAATTCATCTTCATACTCATAATATGAAACTGCACGTGAGAATACATTAACTGTAACAGCACCTGTAGGTAATGTGTATGTATTGGTTTCCGATGACGTTAATTCATCGAATTGATCCGAACCAATTGTAACCGTATTTCTTGTAATTGTTTGTGTATTGATATCGGTTTGAATATCCGTTTTTTCGAAATGATGAACACTACTATACACATTTATACCTGTTCCCGTATATTTCTTAATTATATATTTTTCAAATACAGACGAACTCATTGGCCAATCCCATTGTGGATCAGTAATCTGATTGGCGAATAATACTATCCAATAACGATATGGATCATCATAATATTTGTGTGCAATAATTTCAGGTGTGTCGCCTTCTTGTATATCGTATGTGTAATACAATACTGGATTTTTCAAAGCCTCTGGAATAAGACTGGCACGAGCCATAATATTGGTTAATAGAATACCATTGGAATTATTATCCGATGTTATTATTTTTGGTAACGTATTAAAATATTTCATATTAATAACCTTGTTCTATCTTATCTCTATCTACAAGGACAGTTTCTTTGAAGCTTAAATCCATTGTCATTTGAGTTGGTTGACCGTCTTTATGTGATGACCAACCGTTTGGTGCATAATTTACTGCCACACTTTCTAAAACACAATCGGTTAGTTTATTGATATTTGGATTTACTGCGCCATCTTTCTTAAACGATAAATTAAAAACTCCAGGTGGTGTATAAAAGAATCCAGCCAAACCAGTTACAATAGTTGGTGCAGCATAAGACCTGAATAGTTTTACTATTTGTTGAACCTTTGATGATTCGTTTGCTGACCGTGGTGAAAATGTAAATGACATTTCAAATGTTCTAAAATTAATACCTTGAAATAAAACTTGTTCTTGTGGGTTAAAAGCATAACCGAGTTTATTTAAGGCCAATTTAACTGCTTGATTATCCATTACACTATTTACAAAACTTGCAGGTTTACCTAAAAGACCAGGTAATGATGCAGCTGCACCCATTATAGATTCTTCACCATAAGATGTGGTGTAATTAAAACTTAAAGTTTCCGGCATATACAGAGAAACAGTTGCTCTTAAATCTTTTTTCATTTCCATAAATTGAGTAACTGTTTGAGAAGCTCCGGTAAGTCCTTCTGGTAGTTGACTACTCAACATACCAGTAAATAATGTACTTGCTTTTTCGGTATTATTTAAAACACTTTGCTTAGCATTTTGAACACCAGCTGCAACAGCTTCACCAGCTGCAGTTGGATTAGTAAGAACAGTATTAACTCCACTTCCAATTGCTGATGTACCGGCATCAATAGCACTTAAAAGGCCTTCACTCGCTTTCTTGAATCCGTTACTAACTGTTGATACCACTTCTCCAGCTGATGCCGATTGTGGTTGATAAATATCAAAAACAATTGCATGACCCTTACCAGAAGAAGTTAAATCTGATGGATATTGTATTGCGTTATAGTTATATTTCGACTTAAATAATGATGCTAGAGGACCATTAGCAAAATCGGATTGTGCTTTTACTGCATCGCTTTGTAGGTCAGAACCATTTACGTTATTGTAACCAGCTTCAACAGAACTAAATGATCCATCTGGATTTTGAGTTTGTAATTGCATTGAATCTATCTTAAAAAAAGTTATATATATTATTTATGGCATATTCAGGAACGTTTAGACCCACAAATCCTCAGAAATACGTTGGGGACCACACAAAAATCATATACCGCTCTTCATGGGAATGCAGAGTGATGAATTGGCTCGACAAAAATCCAAGCATTTTGTCTTGGGCTTCAGAAGAGGTTATCATTCCTTACAAATCTCCAGTAGATGGCAAATTCCACAGATATTTTCCTGATTTTGTTGTTAAATCACGTGGAAAAGATGGTTCTTTGAAAACTATGATGCTTGAAGTTAAACCAAAAAAACAAACACAACCACCAGTACAACAAAGACGGGTAACAAAACAATACATTACTGAAGTCACAATTTGGGGTGTCAACCAAGCCAAATGGAAAGCTGCAACCGAATACTGTCTTGACCGTGGTTGGCAGTTTATGTTGGTAACAGAAGACCACCTAGGTCTGTAACTAAATAACCAATGACAATAAAACCATCAATACTTACATCATTATCCGAACAGAAGGCCTCTGCTGATTATCAAACAAACAGTAAAGAATCTTATAAATGGTTAATGACAAAGATAGCTGAATTGAGAAATCCAGGTCGTTTGGCTATTCCAATGACCAAAGAAAAGCAAAGATTTACACGACCATCAGACAGACAGAAGTTTTTAATGGGTGGTTTATACTTCTTTGTATATGATCCAAAAACAAAAAATGATTTGCCATATTATGACAGGTTTCCATTAGTTATACCACTTAAACGAACACCTGATGGTTTTATAGGTTTAAATTTACATTACTTACCACTTAGATATAGGTTAATTTTTCTGAGAAAATTGTTACCATATGCAATTTATAATGACGAGGACGAGATTAAGCGCCTCCGAGTGACATATCCGATGTTGGATGCGTCATCCAAGTTCAAAGAATTCAAACCTTGTATCAAACAGTACCTGTACCCTCATATTAAGTCCAGGATTCTTGCGGTTGAACATAATGAATGGGATATTGCGGTATTCTTACCAATCCAACAATTCAAAAAGGCTCAGCCTAGAGAAGTGTGGAAAGATTCAATAGAAGAAATAAGGAAGTCATAAATGGCAGGCTCGATTAGCGATTTTAAGTCTAGTTTTAGAACAGATTTAGCAAGACCAAGTAGGTTTGATGTTCTCATTCCTATTCCTGTTATTTTGTTTGCATCACCCTACGTAACAAGCAGAAGTCTTACATACCGGTGTGAAGCTGCAGTTTTACCAGGTCGTACATTTGAAACACACGAACAAAAGACATATGGACCAATTGAAAAGTTTCCACACCTAACGTCATACACAGATATTGACCTAACAATTTTAATGGATGATGATATGAAACAGAAATATGCATTTGATGCATGGTTGAATAGTATCAATTCACCAATTGACAATAATTATAGTTATAAAGATAGTTATTCAACAATAATCACAATCAACCAATATGATGTTACAAATAAAATATCATACTCGGTTGATTTGTATGAAGCATTTCCAATCTCTGTGAACCAATTGGATTTGGATTGGAGTAATGACGGTGTACACAAACTGTCTGTTACATTTGCATATACTTATTGGAGAAACAATTCTCTATTTTGATTTAATTAAGGAGTTATTATGGCTTTACCAAAAATTGATGTACCAACATACGACATTATATTACCAGTTTCAAAGAAAGAGATTAGATATAGACCTTTCCTTGTAAAAGAACAAAGAAATCTATTGATGGCCATGGAATCGGATGATTCGTCATCTGTGCATACGGCAATCCGAGACATTCTTTATAATTGTACCTTAACAGAAGGTGTTGATATTGAGAAGTTACCTATTGTTGACGTTGAGTTCTATTTTATTAATCTGAGAGCCAAATCGGTTGGTGAAGTGGTTGATTCAAAGTACCGTTGTAACAATATTGTAGAAGATAAAGAGTGTGGTAATTTAATGGATTCTAATATGAATCTGTTAGAAGTTAAGGTTGAGATGGATGAAAATGTTTCACCTGAAATTCAACTAACAGAAAAGTTGATGGTCAAAATGAAATACCCTGAGTTTGGTATTGTTAAAGATTCTATCAATATGGAAAATGATACTGATATCACCTTTAATATGTTGGCTCGTAGTATTGAACACATTTACGATGGTGAACAATTTTACTATGCACATGAAACATCGATTGAAGAATTGGTACAGTTCGTTGAAGGTATGAACCAAGAACAGTTTATGAAGATTGAAAACTTCTTTAATAACTTACCAAAGTTACAACAGAAGCTTGAGATGACCTGCTCTAAGTGTGCATTCCACCACGTTATCAATGTGGAGGGACTTGAAAGTTTTTTCGTATAACCTTTCGCCATGATAACCTGAAAAATTACTATAGAACTAATTTTTCATTGATGCAACATCATAAGTACAGTTTAACCGAACTTGATAATATGATGCCATGGGAAAGGGACATATATGTTGCAATGTTGATTCAGTATATTGAGGAAGAAAACCAAAAGATAAAAGAACGAATGAAAAAGTAAATGGCACAACCATCAGAAGAAACAAAAAAGTCGGCAGCAAGTATGGCGTTTGGTCGCCTTAGTAAACTTGCGCTCACAGGTGCCAAAAAAACAATTTCAACTGTTGGTAAATTGTTTACTAAGAAGCCAGATAACCTTGTTGATGAATCTTCACCACCAACCAAGATTATGGGTGAAATCTATAAGATGATGAAACTCATGGATTTAGATAGAAAACTAAATCAAGAGGCTGCCAACTCTCATATTGAAGAACAAGGTCATATGAGAGATAAACGCAATAAAGAAATAATCAAGGCATTAACTACTCCGAAAATTAAAAAACCAAGAGTGGTGAAACCTAAAAAAGTAAAAACACAGGAAACAGAGACAACACCTTTACCTCCTGTTAATAAAACTCCTGGTCAAACAACAACACAACCATCCACGCCGCCAACAAAACCGCCAGCTACACCACCTAAGACTGAATCACCTGCACCGGCCAAAACTACGGCACCCAAAACTGAAGCACCCGCACCGGCCAAAACTACGGCACCCAAAACTGAAGCACCCGCACCGGCTAAAACTATGCCGCCTAAAACTGCGGAACCATCCAAAGAAATTGCAGGACCACCAAAACCAACAGCGGCACCTGCAAAGAAAACAACTGCACCACCTGCACCAGCCACTCAAACAGCTGCACCAGCCCCACAAACAACTTTACCATCTGCATCTACCACAGCAAAAATGGTAGGTGGTACTGCGGCTGTTGTAGTTGGTAGCAATGCACTAGCAGGAACCAGTGAAACTGCCGAAAGTATTGCTAAGTATGAAAGTAAAGCATCTTCACCAACATCTAAGGGTAAAAAAACAGTTTGGACAACTGATTATGATGCGTATAATAAAGGAACTGTAAAAAAGAAAAATTCAAAAGGTGTTGAATATGATGCAATTGTACCTGCTGATGTAAATATTGATTTTTCAAAAATGACAATTGCACAATATTTTGCAAGAGCAGCCAAAACACAAAAATTCCCTCAAGGAAATTCAAATTTAAAACCTGGTGATCCACAAACATTGTTTGCTGTTGGACGTTATCAAATCATTCCACCAACAATGCTTGAGATTGTTCAAAAATTGAAACTTAATCCCAATACTACATTTTTAACGCCTGATGTTCAAGATTATTTGTTTGCAGAAGGATTGATAAAAAAACAAAGACCAGTTGTTGACGATTATTTAAATTCAAAACCAGGCGTGACGAGAGAAGATGCTATATTAGAATTAGCTAAAGAATTTGCTTCTATCGGTGTGCCATATGATTTACCAACTGGCCAAAAGAAAGGTCAAAGTTATTATGGTGGTCCAAACATAGCTCATAATCCACCAGAAGAAGTTGCTGCGGCTTTGGATCGTGACAGAGCATCAAGATTACAAAAAACAGCAATTCCTGTTGCAAATAATAAAGGTTTTAAATTACAAACATCTTCAGTACAAGGTCAAGATTTAAAGAAAGATATGGCCGCACAACAGGAAAAAATGCAGGCACAACAAACTACCAACATACTAGCACAGGCATCAACCGAACCACAAGTTAACCTAACTAAACCAAAAGATAGCAACCCATTACTTGATAAGGTAAGAGCAGGATGATAGACAATAAATTAAC